GTATAGATTCTAGTTGGGTAACTCTAACAGTGGCAGTGCGAGTAGAGTAATAACAATATTAGTTAACCTCGAAAGTTGCAGGTATAATAGAATCCTGTCGGAGTACAAACAATCTCGTTCCTTTGGGTACAAAGCCTTTGGTGACACCTTCGGGTGTGAAGATGATGTAAGATTCATTACGACTAGAGTGAGTGGCTCTCACTGGGGACGAAAAAAGATAGGTTAGTACTTGTAATACAATTTAAGGAAACCCTATCTTTTTTATTTGACAAACAGTATACATATGATAGAATGATAATGTTTATATAAGGAGAATATCATGCATGCAATAATTTTAAATGAACAAGTAATTCGTGGGTTGAAAGCAAAAGTTTTATATGAATCGTGTACATGTACACCAATAGATAAATGTGAATGTGATGCAGTCATGGAAGATATTAAAATTGCAAACGAATGGATTGAATCACTTGACGGTGAAGCACAGGATTGTTGTGATGGTTAATGGAGGAGCAGGAAAAGGCAGTAAACCCAGACCAGTGGACCAAAAGAAATGGAACGAAAATTGGAAAAAGGTTTTTGGAAAAAAGAAAAACCCAAAAAGGAAAAGTAAAAAATGAGTAAAGTGAAAATTGTTAGATTAACTTCTGGTGAAGAAATTATTGCAATGGTAGAAAAAACAGATACCCATGTCAAAATGAAAAAACCAGCAATCATAATCCCAGCCGGACAAGAACAGATTGGTCTTATGGGGTGGTTGCCATATACCAAAGCAGGACAAGGCATCGAAATACAATTGACTTCTGTACTATTTATTGTAGAACCTCTGGAAGAAATGGCACAGCAATATGAACAGTCTTTTGGTTCTGGGTTGGTAGTGCCGAGTTCTACAATTGAAACGCCGGGTTTAAAATTTACTGGTAATTCAGAATAAACATGGCAAAGAAAAAAGTAGAATATGACCCAGCGATTGCAAATCGAATAAAATTAGATAAAGGAAAAAATAATGGCGTGTAAATGTGGAAAAAATGAAAATTGTAAATGTGGAGAACTTCTTTATATCATGAATCCAAATTGTGGTTGGTGTAAAAAGTCTGACCCAGTTGTTGCTAAATTGGTAGAAGAAGGTCACAATATTAAAAGTCTTGATGTGAATAATCCAGAAGAAGCAAAAGAAGCAAATGAGGTAAAAGCAAAGCATAATGCACAATGTGGAACACCGTTATTTATTGATGCAAAAAGTGGAAACATGGTTTGTGGGTTCGATGAACCAAATATTAAGAAGTGGGTGAATGGTGAAGAAATTCCTGCACCACCACCAAGACCCAATAGACCTACTCCACAACAGCATGCACATGTCAATGTTGAATTAAAGAAATTTAATCTTTCAGTGTGGCAAGAGGCTAAACAAATTCTTCAAGATAAATTTAGTAATGATTATGAAATTTGGAGTAATTCTAAATTAAATGGAAAAGTAAATGGAAATTGTCCCGTCAAGGAAAGACCAGAATTTCCAACTACTGAACAAATTTTTTCGGAGTCTATAAAGCTTCTGGCTTTTTGTTCTAGATGAAAAAAGAAACAGACAGAGACATGTTTGGCACTCCCAAGAATCGTTCAAAGACTTGGGATGCAAAACTGGGTAAAGACCCGAAGAAAAATAGACGAGAAATCAAAAAAGGTTTGAGAAAAAAACTAAATGACAAAAAATAAACTCAAGCCACTTTATACTCACTATTACGATACGGCTAAGTATAAGATAAACAGACAGGAACAACTTAGAAAAGATAAATTTGTTTGGAAAGTTGGCATTTTTATTATAACCCTTATTAGTATGCTTGGGATTTTTACCATAATTTGGGCAGCAACATTATAAAAGAAAGTTCTTGACAGATACCTTTATTGTGGTATAATACACATATGGAAAAAACAAGATTATGCAGTATGACTCAAGAGGAAGTAGATTCCTACTTGAAAGAAAATAAAATCAATGTGTCTGTTATGATGGAACACGGTTTCGACAAAGACGGCGATTGGGCAGAAGTGATTACCGATGACGAAGGTTATCAAACAGGATTTGGCGATGACTGTGTAAGAATCGAAAAGTTGTGGGGATTCTCAAGTCCAAATGGTTTCCATACCTTTGAGTTTGAATTGACAGAAGTACAGGCACAATATGCGACTGTTCTCTTTCATAAGTTGTATGAAGAATGCAATTTCAGTTGGAACGATTCAGAAACCCTTGCACTTTCATTCGTGAATACTTGTACTATTCCTTTTGTTGAAATGAAACCAATGAATGAAATGGAACAAGAAGAAATTCGTAAACAAATGATTGATATTATTGATTCTGGCAATTTAATAATTCCTGAAGGGGTTTTACCAGATGAAGATAATCATGTTTGTTTTATTACGGCACAAGTTATTGCTGAAGGTGATTCAAAAAGATTTACCAATGAGTTTGATGCTTGGGTATCAGAAGAAGGACAAAAAATTATTAAAGAACAAGTTGATTCTGGAGCAATAAATTCTATTGAAGAATGGAATATAATTTGGGATGAATGGTTTGCAGAAGAATCAAACAAAGATGTAATGAAGGAATATAACCATGAATGAAACTTATAATTTAGGGGAAGCAGTAGTACATCGTGGTAGTCAAAAGATGGGAAAAGTTATCGATGCCGCGGATAGTTCAGAAGATGGTACTACCGAATCAGTAAAAATTCAATTTGAGGATGGTTCAACAAATTGGCATTCTGTTGATGATGTTTCTAAAATGTTATATGAAACAGACCCCACAAATTCCACTTTTTTACAAGATTAACTAGAACCTGTAGAAATAATTCTACTATTGGCGGCAGTACATACCATCCTTGCAATCACCATCATACCACGAAGCAGAATCACCATATGATTCCCTACATTCAATTCTAGTTACACCATCTACACATCCTTTTTTTGCACCATAACAACATGCTCCTGTTTTTCTGCTTGTCTGAGTTGTCGAGGATGTTTGTGACACACCAAGCGCAAATGGTTGTCCATATACACTTACTCGATTGGTGTATATGGAATTAATTTCTGTTTGGAAATCATTCATGAATGATTTCGACTTTTGTTGTTTTGCAATTATATGAGCCAACAACAATTCCACTGATTCATTTGCATCTTCATCATCATCTGTTATTTCTTCCATTTTCATCGGAGAGACCGGCCCATTTTTAAATTTTATGTTTTCTTCATTATCTCTAACATATACATTTACCAATAAAACGCCATCCTTTAAAAATATTTCATCATTTATAATTGCATTAATGTGCAGAAGTTCTGCACCCTGTTCATCTATTTCATATTTTAATATTGGTAATTTTCCTGTGTTATTCACAGAACCATTAACATCAATCCAAATATTATTTGGCTTAATTTCAGACAGACCCAAAGAGAAAAAGGATTTCTCTGATTTTTGACCTAGAATGTTTTTTATAATACTGACCGATTTCTTATTATCTGGAATCGTAATAGAAACTTGAGGAATATCAAGAAAATATTCTGGGGAATATGTATCAAATTTTGAAGAGATGGTCACATCACTTCCTATATCTGCCGATACTGTGGTATTGTTTTCTATAGAACGAAAATAATAAGTTCCAGAAAAATTAGCATCATATGTTTTAGAGGTTGGGTGCTTCCACTTTCCATCCGCAATAGTAAAAGAAGTTCCTGAATTTATATTTTGGAAAAAAGATTTAAGTTTATCTTTATCTTCTTTATTTTTAGAATGACTCCAGTCGAATAAAACTTTGGTGTCACTATCATATAGTGCAATTATTGGTGTGGTTTTTAAGATTGCGCTGTCAACATATTTGTCGTCTTCGGTATTTAAGAAAGATAATTGACTTTTTACAAATAGGTTCGTTCTAGTAAGGAGAAACTTATTTGTTTTTTGCTTATTACTTCGCCTATTTCTTTTATATGTGTTTTTAGCCATTATTTTTAACTACCAAGATAATGTAAAAGTTGAGATGCACTATTGTTTCCAGAAACCCTTGCATATACTTTATTGAGGTTATCACATTCAATAAACATAGATTCACCTGGTTCAAGAAGATATCCTTGTGTTACACTAGAAACTAATTGACTACTTCCAACTAGAACATTACCTGCATTTGTGGGGCTTGATTTGACATGTACACCACTCAGAAGTTTTGTATTAGATTGTAATGTGGTTGCGGTGTTGGATACTGTAATTCTTCCACTGTTAATTGACGATGGTCTGACCATTTCGGTGATTTTTGCACGAATCTTCCCTCCCAACATATCTGTTCTAATACCGGCAATTGCTGAAGTGTTGGAATCAATACTTTTAAGATTGGATATGATTGGTTGTGATTCAACCGTAATAGCATCACTAATCGTACTATTGGTAACCGAAACATCACCACTAACAGTAGTACTTAATGCACTTGTGGCAGTAATTTCTACTGCACCACCGTTATCACCCCTAACCACAACTGGCGCACCACCCGATACGCCCTGTACTTTTAATCCACCGGCTACAGCCTCTGGGTCTGTGGTTTTGGTGCAGTTCGTAATACCTAAACATGCAGATACATCTACGGAACAAGTAACTCCAACATTTGTTAGTGCAACTTTGAGTGCATCACCAGACCAACCTGCTGATACACCATCATTTTTCCATAGTTGAGACCTTACATATTTACCTGCATCGTAACCATATACTGCAACTGCATCAGTAGCCGCACCAAGATTTCTACCACCTGTTGCATTCACAGTACCATGCACTGTAACATTATCTGTATCTTGATGTAATTTTCTACCCGCAGTAACCGCAACTGGATATCCAAATCCAGCAGATGTGCCGTGGTCCCACTCAGCAGTTGAACCACCAGAAAGACCTTGAACTCTTATTCCACTATTTGTAATTTCTACAGTTCCACTAACCCCAAGAGGGAATCCATTTGAGATTCCTTGAATCGTTCCAGTAACACCCACTAAGGAAGTACCACTAGTCGAACCTGCGATTGCAATGTATTGGAAAGAAACTCCAGCACCCTCATCAGTTCCGATATTAGCAATTGGGAATTGCCCTGTGCCAGAAATTGGTCCAGTTACAGTGATTGGTCCAGTTTGCCCGTGTAATTTTACTGGGAATGGGTCTGTAGCGGATACTCTTGTAGTAACATCAGAATCACCATATCCAAGTTTAAAAATTTGAACATGTGCGCCGGTTAATCCTGTTCCCGATGTATTGTAATCTGTTGCTAACTCGGCAGTATTTCCCGATATATCAATTATTATATTTGGGTCTTGGTCAGGCATTTAAAAATCTCCATTGGTAGTTTTACATTATTTATACAATATATATATATTTCTTATTGACAAACGTTGTTTTACAAATATAATAATGGGACTAGGAGGAAATTCATCATATGATGATATTTGACGAACAAGCAAAACAAACATTTTCTAGAAAAATAAAAGAATGTGTGCAAAATAATAGTGAAAGTTATATTGAAGCAATCCTAACATTGAGTGATAAATATGGAATTGAACCCAAAGTGGCAGCCAAGTTTATATCCAAACCCATTATTGAAAAAGTCCAAAAAGAAGGACAAGAAATTAATTTATTACCAGAAACCTCAAAACTTCCAATTTAATTCTTGACTATTGATAGTTTTGTAGTATTATATACATATAGTAATTGTGGTTGGGTAGTTCCCAATCGAGTAAGAACACGGTAGTTCCGTGAGCAGTAAAAAAGGAGACAAATATGTCATTTGCAGAATTTAAGAAGCGTTCTAGGTCAAGTATTGATGAATTGACCAAGAAGATTGAAGAAACAAACAAGAAAGAATCATACACCGATAACCGTTTTTGGCGTCCAGAGTTGGACAAATCCAGTAACGGTTTTGCTGTTATTAGATTCCTACCCGCACCAGACGGTGAAGACTTGCCATGGGCAAAGTATTATTCACACGGGTTTCAAGGTAAGGGTGGATGGTTTATCGAAAATTGTCCTACCACACTTGGTGAAAAGTGTCCTGTGTGTGAAAGCAACAGTGAACTTTGGAACAGTGGAATTGAAAAAGATAAGGATATTGCACGAAATCGCAAGAGGCGATTGCACTATGTTTCAAATATTATGATTGTAAGTGACCCCGCAAATCCGCAAAATGAAGGTAAGGTATTTCTTTACAAATACGGAAAGAAGATTTTTGATAAAATCAACGAAGCGATGAACCCCGAATTTGAAGATGAAGAAGCAGTCAATCCTTTCGAGTTTTGGGAAGGTGCAAACTTCAAGTTAAAGGTTCGTAAGGTCGCAGGTTTCATCAACTACGATAAGAGTGAATTTGAATCAACTTCTGCTCTGTTTGATGGTGATGATGCTAAGTTGGAAGAACTTTGGAAGACGCAATATGCTCTTACAGAATTCACCGATGCTAAAAACTTTAAATCGTATGATGAATTAAGGACAAAAAGAGATACTGTTCTTGGTACTGATATTCGTCAGACAACCCCAGATAATACTTCTACTGTTGAAACCATTAGTGAAACTAAAGACGATGGTGTAGTACAAGCAGAAAAAGCATTTGGTAAAGACGATACAGATGACACTGATGCATTAAGTTATTTTGAAAAACTTGCTAATGAGTGATTCGTGAAATAGTGTCATTAAAAAAAGGGAGTCTTCGGACTCCCTTTTTGTTTTATCCAAGGTTTGTACGCCAAGATGGTAATGCAATATTTCTTATAACACTTCTATCAAATTTGGTTATACCGCTACCAGAAACAGGCATCGATGGTGCATTGATGAAATTCGCATTTTCGTTTGTCAATACGGCAGGACCACCCTTTACTTCACCACCTTCATTTTGATTATTTAGTTTCTGTGTTTGATTTTGATTTATAGTTTGGCTTGCACTTCTGGAAGAAACTTCTTTAGACTTTTCAATTGCTTGTCCTATAATTTCAGGAGTTTTTTCAAGTGGAATTGCTAGTTCTGGCCCGGCTTCTGCAATAACTGTTTTTGTTGGTTTATTTACTAATCCACCTTCTGCTAAACCGGGAAGAATTGGAGTTTCTTTTTCTTCTTTAATTATATTTGGCATCGACTCTATGTAATGTTGTGGATTAGAATAAATTTCATGTCTTACAAGTTGATGATTACCGGCAGTGTTGAAATTCTGAATAATGTTTGGTATATTTTCTTTTGCAATGGGATTTGGAGTAATCGATTTAGTGGAAGTGATGTTTAATGCGTTGTGTACTGATTCTGGTTTTAATTCGTTAATTAATGATACATTTTTTGTAATATAATTTTTAGTATCTTTAGTATAATTTTTAGTAGTATCTTTAGTATAATTTTTAGTAGTATCTTTAGTAGTATAATTTTTAGTAGTATCTTTAGTATAATTTTTATTATTGTTTATACTTTTTATAATACTATTTTCTACTGAATTTTGAATCTTATTCATCTTATTTGATACATTTTTTATATTTGTTGTATCTTTTATTACTTTATTTAATGGATAAGATTTATTAATATTCTTATTAAAGGTATTGTTATCAATATGAGAATAGTCTTTATTTATAGTTAGTGGATTTGTAATATTATTATATTCTTTATTGATGGTCGTGGGTTTCGTGGTGTTGAAATTTTTTGATACACGAGTTATATTAGCGTTATATTGATTTTCTATATTTTCTTTGGCCTCTGGAATGTTCAAATTTAAATTATCACGAAGAGATGTTAACATATCTCTTTTCATTTTATCAAATTCTGATTTAAAATCAAAAGAACCCATTTCTATTTTTTTATCTTTTCTTTTATTATCTTTGTTAGTATTTTTTATTTCTCTATTTTCTTTTTCTGGTAATAATTCTACATCATTACTCTTTTTTATTTTGGCATTTTCATCACCAAAAGAATTAGAATAATAGTTTAAGAATGGGGATTCTCCTATCTTACTTTCTATTTGTGAAATATGCTCTTCTTTTTGGTTGGTTTTATTTTCCATTTATATTCCTATTTAAACATACCCTGCTTTTCTACTAATTTTCTGTTTTCTTCGTCTATATAAGCCTTTATCTGGTTAAGATATATATCTCTTTCCCAAGGTATCAGATTACCTAATTCACCAAAACTATAATTGTGGTGGTGTGTTAATTGAAATGTTATCACAAAATAATCCCTTAGTTCTATATGACTAAGGGCTAGCCGAAAAAATCCCCCAATCCACTCAGGGTAATACTCCTTTCTACGCCATCCTTTGTAGTATATTTTGTTGTGTATTCTAGTCTTGGAGAAGTAAGGAAAAAATCCAACAAAGAATTAAATTGTGATTTATTCATAACATCTACAAAGGACGCTATTTCGTTTTTAGAAACTTCGTTTGATTTGATTACTTCTTTTTCTGTGTGTATCTCATCTATACATTCTACTATTAAATCATAAAAAGAAGCAGAATCATTTATATCAAGCATAGAATTTCTTTTTCTAAGCAGACCCAATGAGGGATATCTCATTTTTACGAGAATATCATCTGATATTTGTATCTTATTTGTGTGATTTTCTTCCTTTGTTGGTTCGACTGACAATAAGTCAATTTCTAATTCAACACTTTCTTCTGTTTCTGGACACACAATAGTAGGAGTGACAAGTTCACCTACAGACTTTGACCGTATTCTTAGAAAAATATATTCAATGTCAAAGATTGGCATATTATCTACCTCGGTCAAACCATCTACACAAGATTCAACAATATCTCTAATTGCTAATAGAATTTCTTCATTGCTTTGACTTTCTTGAGCAATTAATAAAATCTTTTCTTCTTTTACTAAAAATGGTCTGTAAGTTACAATTTTACCGGTAGAGGGAATTTTCAATTCATATTTGGGTGTCTTCTCCGTTAGAAGACTTGATAATTTAGTCATATTAAATCCTTTATGTTATAATATATTCACGATATGCAAAAGATACTTGGAAGGTTGTAAATGCACTTATCATGTCTTGTCCCATATTTAACGGCATAATTGTATGGGGGTATGGTTCTTTTACAGTCATTGCCATGACTGGTTCATCGGTTGATTTATCCAGGGCCGAAATTACCATTCTTGTTTGATGAGTTTGCATATAGTTTCCGCGATAGTTGGAGATTGGGTTTACACACTGGTCCATCCAATCCTCAAAAAACTTTCTCATGTCCCAATATCGTTCTACTATAAAGTTTATAACAATAGCAGAATTAAATGTTCGTTTAATGGGCACCATTCTGGGGGGTCCCCACATTTCATCAACATGGTGTAACAGTTCTCTGCCGGGGATAGCAATAGAATGTATATAAAAATCATCATCATGTGGACTATCGGCACCACCCGGAATATTCAGAAACTGTACAGAATATCTGGTGGGTGATTGTAATCCCTTTTTCTCTAATGATGTCCGAATGTTGGCTATACTAGATGTGCTTGGCATTATTACTCCTTCTTATATATTTATAAGAGTTAAGGTAAAATATCATCTTCTGTTAAAATAATAAATTTCCATTCATTTTCCTTGCATAGTTTTTGAGCGGCTTTCCACTTTGCTTCATTTATACTAAAAGTTATACATTCTCTGAGAAAGGTTTTTTCTTTCTTTTTCTTCTTTTCTGGTTTTATTGTTTGTCTTTTTGGTTTTACTTCAATTACCATTGTTTCTGCCGACCCATTTTTAGAAACTTTCTCTGCAATAAAGTCTGGATAATATCTGTGCATTTTTTTATCTATAGGAGAAAAATAGGGAATTACTAATTCCTCGCTGCCCCATCTAGTTATATTTGAATTTTCGTCTAAATATCTACACACTCTCCGTTCCCACAAAGAACGGCAAATTATGTTTGCTGGGTTTCCTATATATTTTGAAGTGTTTTTGGGTTTATATTTTGTTTTATATGCCACAAGCATTCCTCTATATTACATATATAGAATAGAAACTACTAATTATCGATAAAGGAGTATTTATGGGTTTTCCAAGCATGATTTCGGGAGCAACAGACGCTTTAAGTTCAGGAATCGACAAGGTTAGCGAGGGCGTTGAATTTGTTTCTGACCACCTTCAAGAAAATAGGACAAATCAATATCCATCGGGGGAGATTGCAGATGCGGATAAAATTCCTTTTTGGATTAATTTTAAAGCATTTTCATATACATCAGAAGCAAATGCGAGAGCGGCAAGGATTGGTCTTGGTTCAATCCTGGCAGGTCAAGATGATATATGGTTAGCATTACCACACCAAATACAGACTTCAAACCAAATAAATTATAAAGAGGGTGAATCTCCAGAAAGTTCATACACACTAGGAACACTCAAAGAAAAAGCAATGGGATGGTTTGAGGGGATAGTAGATAGTGTACCAATCATTGGAGGTATTAAAAAAGCAGTAGAAACAAAAGTAGGTAGAATGAATATTCAATTGTCTGAAGCAATCTTCAATGGAGTGGCACTAAGAACTTTTAATTATCAGTTTGAGATGGTGCCAAAAAGTCCAACGGAAGCAGAAGCAGTTACTGGCATATGTGATACATTTCAACGATTAGCATATCCAAGAGGAGGATTGCGAACGAGCAAAATGTATCACCCTCCACTTTGGGGTATAGGAGTATACAGTAGTGTTGGTAACGGACAAAGGATGAGAGATTGGGACATGAATCCTCAAAATTGTGTATTGACTCAAGTTAATATTGATAAAGGAGGAGAAGTGGGGGGTCCTTCTGCTATTGGACTAGACACACCTAAACCTTCAGTTGTTAAACTTGACCTTTCATTTACTGAACTAGAACCAAATGTAAGAAGCATGGAACAAAATGAATTAATGTCTCGTTCTAGAATGAAGGCAGGATTTGGTGCAAGGTAATTATGTATTTTCAAAATTTACCAAAATTTGAATATGATACTGTTGAACTGGTAGATATCTTTAGAAGAATAGCATTTACAGAAGAGACTTTAAATTCTTTAGATTCATTTGTTGACTATGTTGTTCCTGATGGATTCACACCCGATAGGTGTGCAAGGGAGTTTTATGGTGATGCTAATTGGTTTTGGGTGGTTTTACTTTCCAATAATATTCTTAGTGTAGAGGGTGAATGGCCGAAATCTCAAAATAAAATTCAAAGAAGATTTAGAGACACTGGATTTTTAAGTGGTTCTAGTTTATTTTTTTATGAGGGTAATAGAGATTTTCAAGAAGGTGATATCATTGCAAAGGCAGAAGTATGTACACAGGGTGATGAGGGATGTCCCGATGGAGTCACAACAGAAGTTGGCAATTATGCCATCATAGATTCGTGGGATGGAAATTTATTTAAATTAGATGTAAAACTAAAAGGTGCAAACTATGCTATTCAGTCTGGTGATGAAGTAGTTCATATCAGAAAAACAAGTGATGCATTTCCAATGCTTGTAGCAAGTGCTACAGGGTGTAGTGGAGACAGTCTTAATTTTCAAGTAAAAAAAGAAACGGATTTAATTAAAGGTGTGAGTAAATTTAAATATGGAAATATGGAAATTAGTCCATTTTCACAAGTTACTGGTGGAGGGCCCATACCAGATGGTCCACCAGGTGCTACTGGTGTTCCCCATACTCCAATCTATAGTAATCAAGGACTTTGTGGATTAGACACAACAATTTTATATAGGTATATCTATGACGGTAATCTTCCAATTGGTTTTGATGCAATACCATTAGAGCAAGACATATATGAAGAAAATTATAAAAAGAGACACATAAAACTACTTCACCCTAAACTGATTATGGATTTATATGATGAATTTAGAGTTTTAATGACAGGAAATGTTCCACGAGGAACAACTAGGATTATTGAATTCAAGGGTTAATATATTATGACTGAAAGCACATCTCCAGAGCAAAAAACAAATAAAAATGATATAAACATTAGTGAAATAACTATTTGGAAGCCAGGAAATAAAGATTCGCTTCGTGTATTTCCAGAAGAAGAAGGCAATAGCAGATACTTATTTAAAAACATTCAAATTAATGAAGGAATGTTTTCACCAGCAGTAGATGGAACACTGGTTATGGATGGTTCTCATCCTATGATAGAAGAATTTAATCCAATTGGTGGGGAAAGACTTTATATAGAGATGAATACGCCTGGAACTAATGATTCATCTCATGTTTTAAACTTTTTTATTCACGATGTTTTGAATACTACAGACGAAGCAAGCGAATCCTCTACTCCAGTAGATATGTTAGGAAGTGAAGATAAAAACATTATTATTAGTTTTACTTCATATGAATACTATTTTCTAAACAGTACAGATAATTTTAATACCGCATTAGCACCACCATCAGATAATATATTTGGAGTAATGACAGACCTTACGGAGTTTCTTAAAGATTTATTGGGCATATCCGATGATACTTCAAACGATTATATCGGAAATATTTCTGAACTTGTTGAAACATTTGCAGATAAGTATTTTAATGCATATTCTCAAGAAGAGATGGTGATAGAAGATACGACTAATGGTGTTTGGTTAAAACCAGAGCATTTAATGTATCCGTGGTCAAAACCAAAAAATCCATTAAGTATTATTAATTTAATGCAAAACCTATCAGAGAATTCTGTATCGAAGATTAATCCTTACGCTGTCAACTATTTATTTTGGCAAGATTTAAGAAAGTGGAACTTTCGTTCGATTGATTCTTTAATTCGTACTGGTGATGAAGGCATCAAACAGGGTGGACAGAGTGTTATAGATAAAATTTCAGATTTATTTGAATCTATTGGGGAAAAGATTTTTGGAAAGAAACCCAAAGTAAAATATTCGGTATCGATGCAAAGTACTGAAAATAATGAATTACATAAATTTAATTTTGTTTCAGAGGTAGACCATCTTAAATATTTAAATAATGGTACATACAAATCATATTACGAAATACTTAAACCAGATTACACCGACCCATATCATGATTTTGTAGATTTTTCTTCTTCCCATGTTAAGGAAAAAATTGAATATGATTATTTTGAAGACCAAGACAAATGGGCACACATTGAATCATTTCCCCTCTTACCATCTGATGTCAAAGACAAAATTGGTTTGGTTAGAAAATATGATGATTTATATGGTTACTTCTCTCCAGAATTCAATAATCCAAAAACAAAAACATATGATATCATGGGAGAATTGTCTCCAAAACACCAAACTAAATTATGGCAATCTGCATTCGACCAAACAGATTTAGATATAGGTATTGCTAAAACAATTAACAAAACTATAAAAGAAGAAGCACAAACTAAATATGCCGAATATTTAGAACAAAAGAACAATCGTCAAAGGTGGGACACATATGAATGTTCGGTTTGTTGTTTACAGGGTGGTGGTCCTACTAGTGATGCTCTTCAATCTGGTGGTGGTGTAAATGCTGCTGGAGCATTTACAGATATTGTTAATTATGATGCTTCAAATACTGACAATGGGTTTAATGGATTATCATTAAGTTATAACATAGATGGAACTACGGGTGGAGTTACAGGTGGAGTTACAGGTGGTACAGCAGACATTAATTGGAATCAAACTATCGGAGAGTTCTTTAATTTAATAGACGACATTGAGGAAACGATGGGGCCGTGGACTAGCGATAGACTTGTTCGTATGTTAGATGATTATATTACCGCATTTGATAATATTCGAGAGATGGTGGAGTATAATCCATGTTGTCAATCAATTAATTACAACCCATCTTATTCAATAGGACCCCCTGAGTGTTTATCAAGTCATTGTAGGCCTTCCGGTGGTTGCGCGTGNTTTGATGAGCAGTGGCAGAATTTCTCAGGGTGTGTATGGGTCTGACCCGTGGGAAGAGGCAAGATGTATGGGNCTTNCAGACCAGATGCAATGGCACNNCNTTGACCATATGATTGGACACTATACTGATNNCTGNTGTNNGGTAGAACTAGGTTTGCCTTGTGTNGGGTGTGTGACCAAATGTAATAAACATAAACAGTTTATTNAAAGAAGAATAGATACTTTTAAAATATTAAAAGAAAATATAGAATCAAGACAACCAGTTATTGAAGAAATGTATCGACAATATGTTAACAGAAAAGCATTCCCAATTTCAAAACCTCCAAAATTACTTGAAGAAAGTCATGAAACAAATTTAATAAATGTAAAAAGTGTCACTAGATTACCAATTAGAGGAAGTCAATATGAAGCATTTCCTCGAAAATTTAATATTAAAGAGCAAGAATTTGAAGATGAAAATTATTTAACTCCAACTCATTTTGGACATCCTTGGTATGATAGAACATTTATTGAAAAACCATTTGTGAATACTTCACCTATAGGATTCAGAAGAACGGTGTTTAATGAAGGTGTTGAACCTGATGACCCATACCAGGACCATATAATTAATCCGTGTAACATACCATATTCATCAACGGATGCTGATTGGGCCCCCGAAGGGTCCTATGTATCTCCCTATGCATATGACCCGAAACAAGAAGACCCATTTATTGAAGGTATTGTAGATTTCCCACCATTTTATAATATTGTATATTATCCGCCTGGTCTCAGTAATCCATTTACAGGACAGAATTATCCTAACTGGGATGAAGATGCATATATGAATAGAATGAACATTTATGCTATAGATACAGAAACTTCTAAACCCACAATAATAAAATCTTGGGAATTAGCGAGTTATGTCCGTGTTGAATTTGAAACACCTATTAATGAAGAATTTTTAGAGAAATTTCCATACGGAATTTCAAAAAATGCTGGGGACGAATATTATTCTCCGTACATACTCATCATTAATAAAATGCCATTTCCTGGCTCTTCTAATAAGCAAATTTATATATTGGGTCAAGACCCATACGGTTTTGATATTGCTGTAAAAAATAATTCTTCTTATGATGGTACATTAATCAAAGATGTTGAATTGTATCCAGACCCATACATACAAACATCAATAAATCCATTCTTCACATATCATATGACTGCTTGGGGTTCAGAATCATCTTCAGATATGATGGATTTAGAAAGAGATGAATTAATTAATTTATCAGAACCTAATTTCTTATCACATGCAAATCATCAACTTCCAATTTCAGGAAGTTCTGGATATACATGGTATAGTGGTGATTGGTATGATTTTTCTTTCGATTGGAGAAACATAGGTAAATTAATCGCTGGTATATGGGATGCAGAGACCCAAGGTTTTGACCCAAGTGCTTGGTTTATTGAAGATGAACTAGATGAAGATGGTTTACCAATATGGAACTGGGAAAGTGAAAAGGGTTTTAATCCTTCATTATTAAATTTCTTTAGAGAGAACTTTAGAGAAGGTTGGAATAATGCATTTAATCAAAGATGGATATTACAACATCCAAATCTTTTAGAAGAAGATATTTGGAAATTAGACCAAACTGGAAAATCACAATATGGTATAATGACACCTCCTCAAAAATATAATGTAACTATGCCAGATGGTTCTAAAATTCAATCTCAAGAAGATTGGAATCCTGACAGAAATTTTGCGGCACAATTTATTGTAGTTGGTTCTGGTTCAGATACATCTAGGTGTTTAGAATATTCTTGTGCAAATCCAGAAGGTTCGGTTTCTAGTTCAGGTTGTCCAGAGAATTATCCTTGGTGTAATTGTCCTAATCAGGAATTAATACCCAAAGGGTCAACTGGTTCATGTTGTGGTAGTTTTGGTTGTGAAGAAAATTATACATCGAAGCAATGTTCTGATGTGAATGGAGTATATCGGGGTGCTACTGCAACAAAACCAACCCCTACAGAATTAAGTAACCTTCTCAACGAAGCAAGACATTGTAATTTAATTACGGAACATCTTGGTGAAGATTGGTTGGGGTGTATTTGGAGTGACTTAGAAAATCCAGATAGTTGTGCCTGTCCAGGAATTGGAGAGAACTTCCACAAGTATATCGAATACATTAGAACATATTCCACATATTGGTCTACACCAAATTATGCACCACTATATAGAAATGCACAGATGAATTTAATACAGTCTCAAAAAGCACATGCTGTAGTGAGTGGTAATTTAAGTTTAAGACCGGGTGATTTAATAGAAATTGATAACTCAATTCCTCTGATATTAAAATATAACCAAAAATCTAGTGCTGGTGTGTGGATGATAGAAAGCATTAGTCACCTAATTGAACCAAACAACCATGAAATGTCTCTTAAACTTATTAGAGATAGTATTCCAATCAATCCAGAAGATTTTGGTATTATAAACCGTATACTTAAAGCATTCTTATAAATAACATAAGGAGAATTCTAAAAATGGCAACTCAGTCACGGTATTCAGATTTTGATATATTTTTCAGTAAAAATGAATTTACTGGAGATGTTGCTGTTAGACGAGAATTAAATTCTGTTAAACAATCTATATTAAATCTTGTAATGACGAGAAAAGGAGAAAGACCTTTTAATCCATCATTTGGAATAGGTTTACATGATTTGTTATTTCAAAATTTATCTTTACCCATTGTGATGGCCACAATAAATCGGGATTTAGAAGAACATATAGATGCGTTTGAACCCAGAGTAATTTTTGATTCTTTGGAATTTGGTGATGATTCTGAAATAGATGCTAATACGGTATCGATTACTATTAATTATATTGTATTGAATGAAAAAAGAGAACAAACTGCAACAGATTCACTTACAGTAGGAATCAAGAAAGTAAGATAAAGGAAAAAAATGGCAAATTCTAAAATACAATTAGGAAGTCTTGAGTTTGAAGATATAAAGCAAAGTATTATTGATTTTATGAAAACCAATAGAACAGGTTCTGCCGTTGCATTAAACGATTATGATTTTGACGCTTCCGCTCTTCAAACTCTTGTAGAAATTTTAGCATATAATACTTTATATTATGGACACTATTCTAATATGATTGCGAACGAAATGTTTTTAGATACTGCCCAAAAAGCACAATCTTTAATTTCTTTAGTAAAACCTTTAGGATATGTTGTTCCCGGATATAGTTCTGCTTCCGCAGAAATACGAATATTGAGTGGTGGTGCATATAGAAATATTCCAAAATATTCTTCATTTATAGGTCAAAATGGTGATGGGGTTTCTTATGTGTTTTACACAAAAGAAGAATATGATTTAGACGACCAAGGAAAAGGAAATTTAATTATTTATGAAGGGAAAACTTTTGTATCTAAAGAAGTTACTCTAGGTGAAAATAATAAAATATTTTTAACAGGTACAGATATTGATATGTCTACAATAACTGTTGAAGTTAGAAAAGATAATACAAATGAATGGGAAGAGTGGACACTTGCATCTAATATTGAATATAATTTAGATTCTGGTTCTAAAGTATATTGGTTAGAAAGAAGTGAATACGGATTCTTTATTGTATTTGGTGGTGATGCTCCCGGATATGACACATCTATTGGACAAATCCCCGACAATAAACAGCCTGGTTCGATAAGAGTAAAATATTTAATAAGTAGTGGTGAAAAAGGAAATGGAGTAAGTTCATTTAAATATAATAATTTATATGATTCTGACGAAGATTTGCACGACAATCATCAAATTGTAATGATATCTTCATCATCTGAAGGTCGTAACGACCCAGATTTAGATGCTATTAGATTTTGGGCCCCCAAATGGTTTGCCGCTCAAGACCGAGCAATTACAAAAGAAGATTGTAAATCTGTTCTTGCAGGTCACGGTTTTGCTTCGGATACTACAACAGTATGGGGTGGGGAAGAAATGGACCCCCCATTCTATGGAAGATTGTTTGTTTCACTTATAGTAGATAGAGATGAATCAGATACTGCTACACAAGCAATATCTGCACTAAAGGAAAAAACATGTGTTACCATATTACCAGAATATATTTCTGCTGAATATTATGATTCAGAAGTAGAAGGACTTATAGCATATAGTGTTGGTGATACAGAAAAAACAATGAGTCAAATGAGAAGTCAAGCAATTGCTCTTATTGATAATTTATATGGTACTTTAAAATTTAATAATAATTTTAATATTCAATCTATTATAAATGGATTGATTAATTTAGATTCTGCATATAGAGTTGGTGAGGATAATTTTACATTTAATTTGAAATTGAATAGAAAAATAAATAGTACGGGAACAATAAAGTTTTTTAATGCCATTGATGAATCTCCTGATTCGGGTCATTCGGTGTGGACTGATGCAATTTCAGATAATACACTTTCAGATAGTGAAATTTATTTGGAAGATGTTAGTGGTATTATTATTGCATATAGAGTGCAAGATGGACTAAAAGTTATAGTTTCTGAAAATGTTGGTAGTGTTAATTATGAGAAGGGTACTATTAAGATGAAGAATATTTCTAATCAAGATTATGGTATATACATGCAACCTAAAAATAAATTAATTTTAAATTCTCCAGAAAATATGGTACTTCGTATAAATCCAAATATTACTGTAATTGCGGAGTAGGAAACTAAAAATATGCCATTATGGTTTAAGAAAACAGCAAAGAATGAAGAATATAAAAGTCGATTAAGACAGGACGACATTGAGAGTCGGTTTCCTGAAACCGATGGTGTAGTTGCAAATACATTTGATATATTGGAAAATTTTCCTCTTTGGTTAATAGAAAAACATAATAATGATGAAACGGATTTTGTAAATTTTGTTCAAGCATATTATGATTGGTTATATAGTTATAAAAGTGGATATGAACTTGATATAGATGGATTGGATAGTTTAGCAGATATTGACACTGCTCCAAAAGAAATTTTAAAATTTTATATGAGAGCATATGCATCAGGATTTCCTGAAAATATGGTTGGTGTTACGGCTGGATATACTGGTCCAGGAATTGAAGAATCGGAAGTAAAAGATTTTATTAAAGGAATTAGACAAGAATTTTACCAAAGAAAAAGTAATGAAGAAGCATATAGATATTTCTTTGAAACTCTTTATGGTGTTAGTGGTGGAATAGATTTTTCATATCCCAAAACACACATGCTTCGATTAAATGGTGGTAGATTTGAGGGGTGGAATCCTCCAGCAGATTTAGGTCATACTGGAGATTACGAAGCTCTTCAACATTTGGGTGGAAGTCATCTAAATGGTTCTTTATTCCAAGACAGTGATTGGATACAGGACTTTTCGTATTTAATTTCAACACCATTAGTAAAAGATGAATTCGAGGATGGTACTGTTATTCCGTATCAAGATGCATTGGAAGAACTTTTGCATCCTGCTGGTTTGAAGGTTATATACGAAAAAACAATGGATGATTACATTCCACCTGGTGGAGAGACAACTGAGGGCGAAACATTTGTGATGCCTAAAATAAGCAATTATTATGCGTATAAACTAAATTCTGATTCGTCTATTGCTGGTTGTAGTGGTTGTCAGGGTGGTATGGGTGCAACGATGGGAGATGATACAGTTGGATTTGCTGATTATTATTCTTCTATTCGTTGGGACCAAGAATCGGGTTCTTTCTATTATATGCAAGGTGCTGGTATCACATTTGGTGGTGATATGCACCAACTGATTGATGAAGGAACTGGAGTTTCTACTGGTTGGGAAATAGATGGAATTTCTTTTGCTATGGAAGGTGTAAGTGGTTACGGTGATATCGCAGGACATTTCGTACACAATGGAGTTTCACTTGGAGCAAAACCAATACATGTATATCCAGATTGGACATACGATGGAATTACTGGAACAGAATTTGGTGATATTAAATTAAATCAATTTTATTGGTTAACTTCACCTGGCTCAAGTCCAAACGCAGGAGTTACTCATTGTCACGGAACACTTGCTGGATGTACGGCATAAATATATACATATAATGAAAACAGAGGAAATTAAATGACGGTACAAAGAAAATCTACAAAATTAGGAGTTGACACAGCAACACTTTTTTATAATTCTATCGGCACATATGCTAATGGTGTTCCTAATTTTTATTCATTTTTTCTGGGTGGTGCATCTGAACTATCAAATCAAGGAAAAAACAAGACAGGGGAGGGTAACAACGCATGGGAAGATGCTGAAATGTGGAATCGCATCAGTGTTGTGCGTAGAATTGGAAAAAATGATGTCTCCCTTGTAGTTCCTAGAAAAGATTGGGTATCAGGAACAGCATACCACCCGTGGAAATCGAGTGGTCAAGATGATGGGTTCGGAAATTTTTATGTATTAAATCCTTCAATCAATATGGTATATTTGTGCATTAGCGATAATATAAAGTTAAATAGAATAGACCGTAGAGGTAAGTCTGGTTCTACAAAAGCACCTACTCATCTAACTGGAATTAAAACATACAGTGACAATTATTCTTGGCTTGCTTTATATAAAGTAGAATGGGATTCGGAACAATTTTTAACTAGTGATTGGATGCCAGTTCCGAGTGAGGCTGATTACAGTCCTACATCACAAACTGCTACTCGTACATCAAATGCAAGGAGAATTTGTGGTGCTGGTAAAGAATCTGACTGCGGTACATGCTGTTTGTATTATAGTGTATCCGATTTTAATAGTATAGAAGGTATTACATTTGCTCCTGGAGATTTATATCATTCAACAAAATCAAAATGTTATAAATGTATTGATATGGCCGAAAGATTTGGATTTGATTATACATTTACTGCTGGTGCTATAGGAAATACGGGTGCTACATCTTCATGTTCTCCTTGTGAAACAACCGTGTGTCCATGTAGTAAAGAATATACAAATACT